TATCATGTTTTCCGTAAAGTTGATGTTGGAAAAAAAAGAACAACAACTATCATGTTTTCCGTAAAGTTGATGTTGGAAAAAAAAGAACAACAACTATCATGTTTTCCGTAAAGTTGATGTTGGGAAAAAAATAACAACAACTATCATGTTTTCCGTAAAGTTGATATTGGAGAAAAAAAGAACAACAACAACCATTACTTTTCATGAAGTTCATCTTGCAGAAACAAATCACTGAACAATTATCTTTTTCTCCAAGATCAAGTCATAAAAAAGATAATGGTTGTTGTTCTTTTTTTCTTCATCTCAAATTCATGAAAAAGTAATAATTGTTTGGTGATTTATTTATTCAACATCAACTTCATAAAAAGATAGTTGTTCAGTGATTTGTTTTGCGAATTGTTTTAGGTTAAAGTGATGGACATTAATTAGTCCATCTTTTTTAAAATGTTTATAGAGGAAATTTCTTATGCTATATTGAAATATATTCCCACAGATGATTTATGTAAACTTCGTTATGTCTGTTCTCAATTTGATCGAATAGCAAAAGAAATTATAGATTACAGATATATTAAGATTGATGATTTATCAATAAGTCCTTTTTTGGGATCTGCAATATACAGGAAAGAAAGTAGTATTTTACATCAGATGACACAATCAATATCCTATCTGAAATGTAACATAGTCCTTTTTGAAATAGACAAGATCAATCAATTTGCTTGTCTTAATTTTTCTTTTGAAAGGATGAATTCTCCTGATTTATTTGGATTTAAATATAGATCTAAGATTGATGATAACCACAGAGAATTAACAGAATTGTTGTGTTTGATGCCTCAATTATATATTGTATCATTTGAACCACTCAAAGATATAGAAGATCATAAAAATGGAATTGAGGTTAGCCCTCAATATATGCGTATTGAAAAGATTCATCATATTCAAACAGCTGCTGGAATAGAAATCTCTGTTCGAACAGAGATAAACGAGTTTAGCAATTTTAATGCATCTATCAAAGTTTATTTATTCGAACTAAATGATTTAAAAGATAAAAAACTTTTAGCTCCATTCATAGAAACGGTGACCGTTTTATCGTCCATTGAAACATTTCATTGTTTCAAGAAGGTTTTAGAAACCCAATCTAATACATTTAAATATCATGTGGATGCTACCAGAGTAAAATTTAACGAATCCTATGATTATACAGTGATAAGAAAATTCACTGAAGTTATAAGTTTACCTTCAATATCAACCTGAAAAAGATGATACTTGATTCTTTGTTTTTTCTTCAATATCAGATTGAAGAAAAAAAACAACAACCATTATTTTTATAATTTGGTCTTGGAGAAAAATCACTAAACAGTTATCTTTTTCTTCAACTTGATGTTGGAAAAAAAAAGAATAATAAGACCAACTTGATGAAAAAAAATAATGGTTTTTGGATGATCCGTAAGAAAAAATGATTTTTAATTTGATTTCAAGAAATAAGAAGATTTTATTAAAATGAACAAAATTGAAGGTATAGATTTGATGGTTTCAGATTACAGCGAGAAATCCATCAAAGTAGAGGGAGCAGCAACGAGGGATTATATACCACAATGGAAATCTTTGAAAGGGCGATTCAATAATCGTTTAAAGGGTGGTCCTGGTTGGATTTTTCCAAAAACCAAAAAAGAAGAATTGTTACAGATTATTGAAGATATTCGATCGGGTTCTGTTGAATCTACAAACCCATTAAAGAGTACCACAATTACTCTTATTGATAAAATTTCTTCTAATATAAAGGACCTCAGTCCTTCAGATCGCTCTGAGGTATTTGAATATATGAAATCCACATTCCATTTTCAATGAATGGAAAAAAGCACTCATCCATTTTTATACAAAATGGATCAGATTTATTATTGAAAAAGATAAACTTCACAAAGTTTTATATTTTTCTTCTAAATAAGGAATAAGGAAGATGAAGATTGGATCAAACATTATGATTTATGAAAAACAAAAATTGGGAGAGGGATCATATGGTAGCGTTTTCAAATGCAGTGATGAAAATGGTAATACTTATGCAGTAAAATGTATTAAGATGAATGATACAGGCATTCCAAATATTTTAGAAAACTCTATTATGATGACAATTTCACATCCTCACTTAAACACAGCTTTAAAAATTCACACAGATGCCGAAAAACTATACATCTTTCAAAATTTAGCCAAAACAGATTTAGCTAAATATACCCGTAAACAGATGAAAAGAGAAGATAATAAACAACAACTTGTTTCCAAAAAATTACCTTTTAATTCTCATATTACACCTGCACTCCTCAAAAAGTGGTCCTATTCATTGGTTCAAGCAATAGCTTGTTTACACAGACAGAAAATTATACATGCTGATGTGAAAGCTAACAATGTTTTACTTTTCGAAGATCAAGAGGTCAAACTGGGAGATTTTACTTTAGCTGTTAAAGTATGGAATCAGGCATATACTACTGGAGGAGGAAAGAAGGATTCAGCAGAATCTTTATCCGCAGATGATACTGATAAATCATCCATTTTTTATCATCGAGTTTGTACGTATAGTCATCGACCTCCTGAATGTTGGTTTAGAAAAGGTTGGAGTTTTCCTCTTGATATATGGTCATTGGGTTGTACTTTATTTGAAATTGCGTATGGTCGACTCTTATTCCCTTCCCAAGGGAAAATTACAGATAAGGAATCCAAGACCATGGTCTATAAAAAAGCTGTGAATTGTTTATTAGATTGGGCAAAAAATGGTCCAAATGCTTCTTCATCTCCAAAATGGATCGATGCTTTTCGGATGCATCAAGGTATAGATTATAAAAAAGCCACTCTACCGTCATCATTTTCCAATCCAGAATATAGAGAGTTTAACAAGTTGATACTTTGGATGCTCAAAATAGATCCACTACAAAGACCTACTATTGATGAAATATTGAGACATGAATATTTTGAAAATTTGACTTCTTTACCATATACTATTAAAAGTACAGCACCTAAGATAATTAATAGAAAAGAACAGCAACGTTTGGCTAAATATTTGGATAGATATGTAGACAATTTTCAGGTGAAAAATCTATCAGTTGAATTATATGGAAGATGTAATTCTTTGAAAGGAATTAGTGAACAGTTAAAAATAGCAACTTGTGTATGGATAGCGGAAAAATTGGTTCGCATTCGACCCAAAGAGAATGGATTACCTAGAAGTTTAATACATAAAAGTGAGAGAAGGATATGTCAACATCTTTCCTTTCGATTACACACTTCAGTCTCTGAAAATTAATATTTGTAAATACTAAATGGCAGAGACGTGTTTGACCATTAATAGATATCTACGTAGATATCTATTAAGTGAAATAATATTGGTGTGGGTAGGAAATTGTACATATTTCTTTTTCAGGATATATTTTTGGAGTCTTAAAGTTAATGAGAAAAATGAAAAAAAATGGTATTTTGCAAGATAAACAATCTACAATAGAATAAAGATGGAGGAAGAAAATAGATTTGTTTTTGGTGCTATAGAAACTACTGCACTTCCGCCTTTCGAACAAAGTCAAATCCAACAATCTGAATTACGCTTGAAGAAAACATTGGAAAAGAAGATAAAAAGTAAACCTTTTTTGGGAGGTGAACCTGCTACTTTGGCAGGTAAAGCAAGGGCTATTCCAGGATTTGTTCATCTTAATCCAGAACTTTTGGCTGCTGCTTTTTTCTTTCAAAAATTAACTGACAAGAAACCACTTGATAATATACCAGATGCTGTTAGAAATACTAACATGAAAAAAGTTCTTTATGAGATATTTCCAACAGTAAAAAGAGATATAAGAAAATATATTGGACTGAAAACCGATCTTATTCGTTATCTGAAACTTATTGAAAAACAATCAAGATTATAAATCTTGTGTTTAAAAAAAAATGGTAAATGTCCGTTTTAAAGATTTACCAATTATTCAATGTTTTTCTGTTCCATCCAAAGGCTTAAATTCTATTTCTAAACCTATCCCACCGCTAAATCCTCAACTAATGATTTATTTACCTACAATTGAAGAGATAAGAAATAAATATAAACCAAGTATTCTTAGTCCACTACGAAAAACCGGTATTTTCTGAAACAATAAAAAATGTTTTTATATATTTTGTTTTATGATTATTAACGTATCATAAAACAACATGTCTGCTCCTGAATTTATTCAGATAGGTGAATATGAATTTTTAGAAGAACCAGAAGGAATCTATGATGATAGTATAGATATTTCTGATCCATGTGAAGAAGATGAAGATTGTTTACTTTACGAAGATGAAGATGTTTGGATTAAAACCGTCTTGGAGTCGACAACAGAAAGCAGTATTCAAGAGATAGAAACTACCAGAGATAATCTTTTGTATGGAGAACAATTCGATCTTTTACCTCATATTAGATGTTATCAGTGTGGTAAAATCATTGGACACTTGTGGGAGACATATCTTAGATATGCACGTGAGAAATATTATGATCCTGAAGAGATTATCGACTTGCTTGGTCTCACAGAAGAAGAAAAGAGCTTATTGATTGAAGCGTACGAGACAGATCAGATAGCTTTTCAAGAATTGTTGGTAAAACTGGGAGTAAAAAATGACTATAATGAATTGAGTCAAAAAGGCAAGTATCTAAATCGCGATATTTTTGAAAAACTTAATTTGAAAAGGCCTTGTTGTCGTATGAATTTGATGACTCCAATTCACGTCCCGATCAAACAAAAAGCTTTCTCAGAAAAAACAAAAACCACTGAAGTTAACAATACATTGCTTGATGTGCAAATGGAATTTATCGAAGTGAAACAAGATCGAGCTCCTGAAGAGAGATTAGCACAAGAAGAACTAAATATATCTGCTCCCCTCATTCCCATTACGGAACAATCAATGAAATCTGCATGTAAAATTAAGACTTCCAAAATTGTTCGAAGACCCCTAAAAGTAACTCAAGTTTCTAAACTTAGACCTGAAGAACCTGAAGGAGAAGAACTTATGCGCGAACTTGCTGATGCTGAAATTGGAGAAGTAGAAAAGCCCGAAGAGCCTTCTCATCAGTTAGTGGCTGTAGGAGAAGAATTTGTTGTTGAAAGAAAGCCCAGGAGATTCCGTGCTAGATAAATTTATAACTATATTTTCTATGTTATCATACACATAGAAAAAAAACATGGTTGTTGAAATTGTGTAACCCCAAATGTTCTTATACATTATAGGTTTAAAATCCCTTCCCTTTGTTTGTAGAAAAAAACAAAGGAAATATATAAAAATTATTATCACAATTTGATTATGTTATAATTTATCGTTAACAACTTGTAGAACAATCATAACTCATTTTAATCCACACCTGATAACATGGTCTAACTGTCGGAGCAATATCATCATTGGTAGCCAAGATAACGTTTTCACTTCTTATTCTGGCTACAGTAGACTCTTGAAATTCAAAACGCGTAATAGCAATATTCTTTTTCCCACCATCTGGAATAGCAGTGACGAAAATAGCTGTCCCTTTAAAGTTAGAAGTGTTAGCTGCTGGAATAGGCAACTATAATATTGCACCAGCAAAATCTGTCTTGACAAGTCTGCCAGGTCCATCTAATGCAAAAGCAGCTACTGCATGAACTTGACCATTAAAGACATTATATCTGCCAAGATTCTGTGGTGAAGGTGTAAATCCTGATCCGGCTGGTGGAATTAATGAGGCATTCCAGACACCTGTGTCCGCATCACACAAGTTTCTACTTTTATCGCAACTCACATTGATGTCATATTTATACTTTTTATCTTTTTTATGGACACATGTAATTTTACGACATTTAACTACACATTTTTTGCACTTACATTCTTTGTTGTGAGAATTATGTTTCCCCATTTTTTGTATCACTCAAAAATAAAACTTTAGTATAACCCAAAAAATGGTTTGTTAAGAAAATTGAACTTTATATTAGATATAAATCTGCACATCTATAGAATCAACTATCAACTTGAAGAAAAATATAACAATAATGTTATATTTTTTTTGGAAATAGATTTATAGAATTAATCCAATTCGATAGGTACGAAAAGTGTCGTCAAATAGAGCTGAGATCTTTTTACATATCTTTGCTGTTTCTGTGGAGGAAGATGTAGTTAAAGATTTTATGAATAACTCTCTTATAAGTCCAAATAGATGAGGATCCAAAAATTCAGGTTGCCCCAATAGCAGTTGAAATATGTATTGTTCACTGGAGACAGAAGCAAAACTTTCTTTTTGGGATTCATATCGAGCCACTAATTTACGCGTTTTGTGGTTGGAAAAAGATCCTGTCTTTGGGCGAAGAAGAAGAATTTTCTCTTCATAATCAGAATCAGCAAATATATAATCTATATCCTCATCACTGCGTTCTATTTCTTCATTATCACTTAATATGGTAGTCATAATCTGTTCATCAGAATCAAAATATCCTTCTGTAGTAGACTTCCCTGTGATATATTCTATCAATGGCGTACTAACAATATATTTATTTTCCTTCACATGAGAAACATACCATTTACCTTTCTTTGACTGATTTTTATATATTAAACCATACTCTAGCCTTTCTTCATCTTCATCGTCGTATATTGGGCTTTTACGAATGGAAACAAAGAATGAATCGATCTGAGGATGTTCAAGGAACTTTTTCAAATCCTCTACTGAAAAATTATTTAGGATGTATCTTGGATATCCAGTTTGTACTGTGTAAGCAAACTCAGATATTGTTTCTCCAATCGATTCTTCATTATTTAGAAATTCATATGCTTGACCTATAAAGCCTTTTGCTGTTTCATACCACCAAGACGTCATTGGAAAAGGTGCTTTTTGACAAAAAGTTAATTTTTTTATAAATTTAATAAAAATGTTCAGTTGGGGGCGGAATAGAATCAATTACTTGGGAACGAACAACTAAAAAATATTGATCTCTTTCTAAATGCCTTCAATTAATTATTGAAAATGTAAAGAATGAAATACTTTACCAATCATCAATAGGATTAACTGAATCTACCTTGAACATCAATGATATTGGGAAAAAATTTCCAAAATTAGACATTGGAACTGAAGAAATGACCCCAAAAATAATATGATTTTTTAATGATTGGTTTCATTAGCAAAAATGTTATATAGACTTCGAGGATCAACAATTGCAGGTTTCATATCTAAAAATCGATTTTTTACGAAAAGATCATACACATCTTTAATTCAAAAAGATAAGGAACAACTGAACATCGATGATTATGATTATACAGTTAATTCTATGCGGGATTTTTTCAAAGAACGGGGGTGGAAAGAAGTGAACACTCAACACCGAAGATCTATCTTGGCAGCTTGTGAAGATCCTTGGACAATAAAATATTATAATTTTGAAGGATAAAGATGGCCTCTTCCACAGACAGGACAAATGTGGCTTGAGTATGATCTATTACAAAATCCATCCATTGAAGGTGTATTTACTGTATCAACAAGCTATCGTCAAGAACCCAATCCAATACCTGGGAGACATCAATCTATTTTCCCTATGTTTGAATTTGAAGGACGAGGTGATATAACAGATTTGAGAAGGATGGAAGAAGAACTTTTGGAACATCTTGGATTTGGAAAACAATATCCTTTTAAACATTTAGAATATGAGGATGCCTGTGATGTGTGTGAAGCTGTCGACATAGAATCTGAGCAAGAAGATGAATTATGTGTTGCTTATGGAAATATCGTTTTTATCGATCGTTTTCCTGAACGCACTAGTCCATTCTGGAACATGTATCGGGATGGTATACCCAATAAAAATGGGGTTGTAGAAGAATATGCACGTAAGATTGATGTAATCATTCATGGTCAAGAAACTATTGGGAGTGCAGAAAGAGAAATAGATCCCAATTTAATGCGAAAACGTTTTGAGACCATCAGTGGCGGAGATTATGCCAAAAAACTTCGTGATTTATTTGGAAAAGATCGCGTGAATGATGAATTAGATAGGTTTCTTTCGCTAAAATTTGATAAACGATATGGTGGAGGTATTGGAATTCACAGATTGATTAGAGGTATGAGATTAGAAGGGATTTTACCATAAAAAGAACAAAGAAATATTAAATGCAATATTTAATATTTAACGTAGAGTGTTTTTCATTGGAATCTTGATAGATCTGTTCTATCTTTTGGTTTAATATATGGTAATCCAAGTGCTTCGAAAATTTCTTTTTCTGTATAAACAGGGAGTCTATTATTATTGGCATCAAAAAGACCTTTATCGCTAAGCTTAAGTCCTTGTTTAATAGCCATATTTCTCATGTCAATGTTGAATTGTTTAGAACCAGTAAAATAAAGAACACTACTTCCCCATTCATCTAGTGGAACATAGTGAATGTCTATTCTCCTAGCAATACCTTCAGGGATAGTAATGCCGTTATAAACATCTTTTCCGACAGCTAAGTCTTCAGCTAAAATATATTCGTTCCTTAATGTTTCTAAAATCTTTTTAAATAGATTTTTGGGTGGATTATCTCCTTCATAAGTGATCAAGACATCAATATCCCCTGATGTTTTCAACCCACGTCGATAAGAACCGCATATACAATAGCGCAATTTGGGAGAAACTTTCTTTAGAGCCTTTTCTATGTCTTTCTTAAATCTGGTAATTTCTTCTCTTGGAATTCTTTTCTTTAGATCGTCGTAATATCGTAGTCCTATCTCTTGTTTGGCATTCAAGATTGTAGATGGAATCTCTCTAACAGATCTATATCCTTTATTGTATAATTCTATGGCTGTGACAGGGCCAACACCCCATATATCTCGAAATTCTTTAAGAATTCTCTCTCTTTCTTTTTCTTTTGGTGTCTTTCTAGCAATAGCTTCCAATTCTCCAGTGGATAAAATTTCATCTATTTTGGCTGCAATTTTCTTTCCAATTCCAGGGAGCCTCTGTGCTTGTGATCCAGAAATAATAGGTACTTTTAAACCTTCAATAGTTGAAATAGCTTTTCTATAGGCTCGAACTTTGAAATGTTCTTTTCTTGACAAACTTTGTTCTTTGAGTTCTTCTAATATTTCTATTATTTTCTTATGTCTATCCATATAATTCTTCCAAACTTCCTCTATCTCTTCATTGGAAACAGGTCCAAATCTGTTTTCTATACAACTCTTAACTCGATTTAGTACCTCTTTTTTGGATGATAAAAGAGATAGGTCTGAATATGCTTCTTCTAAACATTCACGAAAAGCTGACTCTACTTGATCTTGAATTTTTTCTGCTATTGAAACTCCTTTACTGGAAATGACAACAGGAAGATTAACGTATTTGATCTTGACCATTTTGTAAATACAAAACTTAATTTCTATTTACAAAAACTTTAAATTAAGTTGAAAAATATGGAAACTATTTATATCGTTGTACTTGGAGAAATGGGTGCTGGAAAATCGTCCATATGTACCCGATTTGTCCAAGGTTTCTTTATGAAGTTTTATGATCCAACTATTGAAGACATGTATAGAAAAATTATCGATGTAGATGGAAAAATATATTCTCTCGAAATATTGGACACAGCAGGAAGTTCATTTTTCGAAATAATGAGAGAGATGTACATCAAGAAGGGGGAAGGATTTATAATAGTTTTTAGTTTGATATCTCTAGTTACATTCGATAAATTAGAAGAATTATATGGACAGATACAGACTATTCGAGAAGGAAAAGTACCCATGGTTATGGTAGGTAATAAATGCGATTTAAAAGATTTGAGAGTTGTTTCTTATCATCAAGCCAAGGAACTAGCAAATTCTTGGGACTGTCCTTATATTGAAAGTTCAGCCAAGGAGAACATCAATATTACCTGTCTCTTCGAAAATGTAGTGAGACAAATAAAAGTCCATCCACCCACTAAAAAAAGAAAATGTACATTGTTCTAATCACTTTGTTACTGCAAAAGAAATTAGATAACCACTAACTGCTCCTCCCACTAAACCCAGGCAGCACCCACCAATATATCCTATCACTGGAAAGAAACTCCCTGCAACAGCTCCTGCAACTATTCCTGTTCCACTACCGATGAGTAAAGATCTAAGTTTAAATATCGATTTTTGAATTAGTGATGACTGATATAGCTCATTATTATATTCTTTTACATTTTCCAATGAGGACACTATTTCCCTATCTATTCTCTGCAATTGCTCTGAATTATCTCTCAACAACTCTGGATGTTCTTGCGATAATTGGATAAGATCTTCCAATTGAGTAATAACATTTTCTATTTCTAAATTAATCTCTTCTATAAGGATATTTTCTACATTTAAAATTTCCTTTAAAGATTCAGGTGATATCTGGAACATCTTTCCAAATAAAGCGATATAATAAAATTCGTTTATTCAAGTGATCCCAAAGAAACAGAATATTCTAAGATATAATATAAAGACATATCTAATGATTTGATGCATCGTGCGAAAGAGACATTGCAAATAATTATGTTATCGGGAATTTTGCATCTAAGTAATCAAGATTAAGTTCATGGAAAAGTTGATATTCATCTTAATTGTCTAATTCAAATCGACTTTATGAGAAAGATTAATATACCACGCTCAATTAACATTATATGAACTTTGTTCATATAAAATCATCAAAAGAATTTTTATATTTTGAGTTATTTCACAAATTAGTGTCAATAAACATAACATTTATTCGCATTCCAACCAATCATAGACAGTAAATGCGATCACAGTGGAAGGAATTGATCTTAAAGCATATATTGGATATCCTTTATATGCACTTTTCGGGTCATGATAGAATCTGATTGCTATATCTTTTGCTGAAATAGGATACATCAAATGCCTCCTCAGAGTGCGAGCTGTATCTAGAGGATAGGTAACACTTGTGGTAAAAAGCTTGGCTACGAATGAGGATAAAATAGGATTATACCCATATTTTTTCATTTTATCACGAAAGGGAGCATTGAATCCCAATTCAATGTTTTTTATCCATGTGAATCCCAACCCTCTACTCAAACCCTTGATTCCTTCCTCTCTAATAATACGTATTATCGTCAAGTTGGAATTCGACCCCCTGATAATTTGGGTTTGATGACGAGTTCGAATTACATAAAAAGCATTTGTATAAAGACTTGCAATATTAGCAGCTATATAACTAGCCAAGTATGGTACAGTAGTTGAAAATCTACTCGCGTTAACTCGAGTAGATTTACGAGCAAGATAGATCTTTAAAAAATCATAGAGAGGGAAATATCCTGCATAAAAAATACCCATTCCAAATATTCCATATGTCAGTCCTTTGTAAAAACCACGTATCCCCTGCTTCTTATATATATTAATTATACAGTCATATGTACTCCCTTTTGTATATACCTGCTTTTGTGTGCGAATTGTTTCCAATGGCCAAACAGAAGCAGCTGCAATAGCTCCACTTAGAAACCCATTCATCCAAGGTTTATTTATTTGCTCATTTTTTTTAATAAATGATCAAAAAAAAGATGAATGATTTCAGAAATGTTGCATAGACGATCCATGTTTTATTTGCGTTCTCAAGTTCCTTCTTTTCTCCCTTCAAAAAGATTATATACATCCTCTTTAAGTAAACCAATTTCCATTCTTGGAAATGCAGGATTTGTAAGATTAGTAGATCATATGCCTTATAAAATTGAAGAGCCACTTTATTGTGATGCAGCTATTGCTCAAATGGCTCGTATCAGTTACGGTAAAGGAACAAAGAAGGTTTCATCTGATAAAGGTTTAATTCGTTACCTTATGCGAAATTACCATACCAGTCCTTTTGAAGCGGTAGAGTTTAAATTTCACCTTAAGATTCCTATTTTTGTAGAAAGACAATTAATACGGCATCGAACAGCCAACGTGAATCAGATTTCAGGTAGATATAGTGTTCTTCCTGAAAATTATTATATTCCAAGTGAAATAAGAACACAATCCGTAGATAATAAGCAAGGTTCTATGGGAATATTGGATGAAGAAAGAAATCTGACTGAAAGAGGGATTGCCATGGAATTCAGAAATAAATGCCGGAATATAAGAATTCATAAATACTATGAACGATTAGTGAATTATCACGATGTTGCAAGAGAAATGGCTCGCATCATTCTTCCCCAAAATATAATGACTGAATTATATTGGAAAATAGATCTCCACAACCTTTTTCATTTTCTTCATCTACGACAAGATCAGCATGCACAACAAGAAATTAGAGAAGTAGCTGATGCTATCTTTTCAGTGGTTGAACAGTTGTGTCCTGTATCCACACAAGCATTTTTGGATTATCGAGTGAATGCTATCCATTTTTCGGCTTGTGAGATTGCAGCTCTGAGAGAAAGAAATATAAAGCTTATTCCAACGATCCGTGAACAAAAAGAATTCAAACGTAAACTTAAAAAGGCTGGCATAACAAATACATTGATTAAAAGTTAAGATGTATTAAAGAGACAATCATTCAAATATATAT